ACTTTTTCCCAACGACTTACATCTCCCGCTGGTCTTGATAATTCTAAATACATTCCCATACGAAGAAGATTGGGAGGAGCATATAAAATACCAGCTACTTTTATTGCTTCTTTTTTAATAGAATTAAATAAATCTTTAGGTAAGGAAGTTATATCAGCTACAGGTATAAAATTAACAAATACTTTAAAAGTTCCATGATGTTGTCCAGATTTAGCTTCTACTTCTTGAAATCCATTTTCAATATATATATCTGTTAATTCTTTGGCATCATTTAACGCATTTGCGCTATAAAAATCATAATCAGGAATTTCAATATCAGTGTTATAAAATTGGTCTTGTTTTGGTAAAATATTATTTATAGCTGTCCCTCCGTAACACACCAGTTGTTTCTTACGTAGAAAATTTTCTACAATAGTAATTATGCGTTTGACTTCGGGAGAATTAGCTGATTGCCTGCCCTGTTTCTCCTCAGCATTATCTACAGCTGTTCTTAATATAGCTAATTCACAATCACTAAATGTTAGGTCTTTACATACTACTTTCTTGATTTTCATTAATATTTCTATATATTAATGATAAAATAATTTAATTTATAACTTCGTTCTAATATTAAATATTAAAACTATAAAAGTCTGAACTAACACTTCTTGTAGCAAAAGATAATTGAGGATTTTGTGGTGGAGGTGCTGGAATTGTTACAGGAATATAACGTAAATTCTCTGGTTTTAAAACAAATGCGTAACCATTTTCTTCAAAAAACGCATCATTTTCTTCTACATTTACATCAACTTTCTGATAACGCATTGCTAAAAGTTGGCAGCCCATTTCTCTCATAACTAGTGAGCTAGGGTTTTCAGGGTTTGAACCCTTATCCGGCATTCCAATTGTCATATTTTGTTTATTAAATGCTATTAATTCATTCATATCAGGAGTATATTTGATATCATAATAATGAAGTGCTCTCATAAAAACAGAATTACTAGTCATATTTACAAATTTATAAAATTCAGGACATTCTAAAAATGAAATATTACTTCTATCAACAATTATTATAACTTTTCCTAATAAGTTCTGTAACGGTACATTACCAAAATTTTTACCATGATTTTCAGAATCATAATCTTTACTCAATAAAATGGAATCATATTTTTCTAATAATTTTGCGAAATTTTGATACATTGTTTGATTTGTGCTTTTTATTCTTAAATGAATTATTATTGGATCACGAGAATTAGGAGCAGTTGAGGTTGCGAAAGCATAATCTCTTATTATATCCATTACATCTACAAAATCTATATAATTAAATGTCTCCTTAACATAATAACTATCACTTGTAGATGTAGCAACAACTGGTCCGTCATTTATTGAAAATATTTCAAAGTCCAACCCTCTTACACCTTGTTTTAATAAAGACTTTAAGTTACATGTGTCAACATAATCATTCCTATAATTACCTCCACTACAACAATTATAAGCAGATTTAATATAATAATCTTTAAATGTATATTTAAATTGGTCTGTATCATCAACCGACCTTATTTTTCCATTTAAATCACCATAAAGTGTATTCATATTTTTACATTCCCTACTTCTTAATCTACTATAATAAAAGTAAACTAAAAAAGATATTAATATTATTAGAAATGTTATAAATGTTATAAGAACAACAGCTGTTGAATCTTTCATTTGTGTAAGATTTTTTACAGCATTATTTATATTTTGTTGTGTAGTTGTTGAAATATTATCCATACTATATTATATTATACTTTTAAAAAAAGTTAATTCTTATACAATTTCTATTTTCTTATTTCGTTGAAAAAATTTCTAAATAATTTATTTCATAAGCTTGCTAAAAAATTATTATTATGATGAATAAGGAATTAAAAATATATTACTATAATATAAAAATATGCCTGGGGGTCTTTTACAATTAGTAAGTCAAGGTCAACAAAATATAATACTTAATGGAAATCCTAGTAAAAGTTTTTTTAAATCAACATTTCATCAATATACTAATTTTGGCCTTCAGAAATTCAGGGTGGATTATGAAGGTTCAAAAACATTAAGGCTTTCAGAAGAATCCTACTTTACATTCAAAATTCCTCGTTATGCGGATTTATTAATGGACTGTTATTTATCTGTCGTTTTACCAAATATATGGAGTCCAATTTTACCACCCCAACAAATTACAGAAGATTCTACATTGCGTGGTCTAGGAAATACAGAACAATGGGCACCATATGAATTCAAATGGATTGAATATATAGGAGCTAAAATGATTTCTAAAATTAGTTTTACATGTGGTAATTACACTTTACAAGAATATTCAGGTGATTATTTATTAGCGGCTGTACAAAGAGATTTTATAAATACTAAAAAGGATTTGTTTTACAATATGATTGGTCATGTTCCTGAATTAGTAGATCCAGCCAATGCTGAATCACGTGTAAATTCATATCCTAATGCGTTTTATACTGATGATTTAGTAGGTCCCGAACCATCCATTAGAGGAAGAATTTTATATATCCCATTAAATAATTGGTTTGGATTAAAATCTCAAATGGCTTTTCCACTAACTTCATTACAATATAATGAATTACAAATAAATGTTACATTTAGGCCAATAAATCAATTATTTCAAGTTCGTGATGTATTTGACGCATTAAATAATTATCCATATATAGCACCTAATTTCAATACATGGTATTTACAATTTTATCGTTTTTTACATCCACCTCCAGATTTATGTCTAGATGTAACTTCCTATGTTGACCAAAGAAGTATTTGGAATGCTGATATTCATTTAAATTGTACATATTGTTTTTTATCAAATGAAGAAGAAAGATTATTTGCTTTACAAGAGCAAAAATATTTAATAAAACAAGTTCATGAACAAATATTTCCAAATGTTACCGGACCTAATAGAATAAATTTAGATTCTTTAGGAATGGTTTCAAATTGGTTATTTTATTTCCAACGAAGTGATGCTAATTTAAGAAATGAATGGTCTAATTATACAAATTGGCCATATAATTATAGACCAGTAAACGTTATTCAGGCACCAACAAAAGGTGATTATGTAGTTTATCGCACACAAGATGGTGCGTTACAGCCAGTTCCCATAGGTCCTGGAGTAAATCCTGACGGAACTTTAACTGGTTTGTTAATAAACCTACCTTATAATCTTCAAAATATAAAACCAATTTTAGTCGCAATGGGAATTTTATTAGATGGTTCTTATAGAGAAAACATACAAGCTGCTGGTGTATTTGATTATATTGAGAAGTATACTAGAACAACTGGTAATGCGCCAGAAGGCTTATATTGTTATAATTTTGGAATTAATTCCAATAATGCTGATTTACAGCCATCAGGAGCAATAAATATGAGTAGATTTACCCAAATAGAATTAGAATTTACTACTATAATTCCACCATTGGACCCATTGGCACAAAGTTTAACAATTTGCGATCCAGAAACTGGTAATGTAATTGGTGTTAATAAACCAACATGGCGAATTTATGATTATAATTTTGATTTACATTTGTTTGAAGAAAGAATCAATGTTGTAAACTTTATTGGTGGAAATGTTGGACTATTGTATGCTACATAAATATTACAACGAAGTAATATAATTATTTTGCTTAAACTAAATACGCATTTGAAGCAGTCGGTGTTGTTTCATAAAATGTTCCTGTTGCTGAGATTTTTGTCGGATATTTTGGAACCTCATTTGGTATTTTTCCATAAGCCTTATTTACTAGCTCTTGTTTAAAATAATCATATTGTTCTTGTTTATTATTATAAATTTTTAATCCTTCATTAAAACCACGCGTCCACGTATCTACTCCCAAATATGGTTTTATAATTTGGGCTTCTTTTGAACCAGGATATACTTCCTCAAAATCTATTCCATGATTATCATATCCTGTTGTTAATGGACTATATTGTAAACCTTCATTTTGGGTTAATTTTCCTCCATTATCGTAAGGAGCAACCTCTTTTGTAGCACAACTATTTAATGGCTTTGGACCAGGGTTACATCCATAACAGTCAATATCGGATGTACATTGTTCACCAGTTATAGCACATTTCGCCTTTGGACCACAAAAATTTTTACAACTAACACGATCTGTTAATGGCAAATTTACTGTATGGCTATATAATGGAGAATTAATATCATTATAATTTATAACAGCATCTCTGGGATAAGGAACTATTTTATAAGAATACTTTTCAAAATCGGTTAGACCCTCTACCACATTTTTGCCTTTATAACAATAATTAGTTAATACAAAGGTTCCAAATTTTATAGTTAACCAAAAAAGTATTAAACATGCGATTGTATATATTATTGTATATTTATAATTCATATTTTATATACAATAATATTATTTTTTCTTACTTTGTTGAAAACATTAGTTATAAACTTTTTTGATTTAATTTAATTTATTATTAATTACATAAGTTATAAAAATTTTAATATATAATTATTATAACTAATGGCCACTGAAGATACTAACACAATTGATGACAAAAAAAATAGTAATAGTAATTCTAATTCGGGAACAAAAGAAAATAAAGTTGTACCATTTTTACTTCATTATTTATTTGGTACAATAATCTCTATAATTATTTTTGTATTTGTAATTGGAACCTTTGGACTATACACTACTAAAGTTGCTCAATCTAATATTTTACCTGATAATAGTAGTTTAGCTCCTTTTACTGATATTAATAGAGTTGTTAAAGATATTCCAATTGATATTAATCTTATTAAACCTTGGCATGATTTCTTTTCTTTTAATTCTGATAAATCAATTTCACAAAAAATTAATTTTAATTCAGAAGAATATTTAGCTAGTTTCAAAGATAGTTTTTTATGTACTTTGAAATCAAAAGCTAAACCTGAATCTGGAGTATTTGCTAATACTGCTTTATATTATTCAAAAGTATATGATGGTATTATTGCTACTAACTTTCAAATTATTAATACCATTTTCTATTATTTAAGTTTTTTACCTGAATCTGTAATTATGTTAATATATGGTTTATTTGCCATTCCGTTATTTTTTATATTTTATGGAGTTTCCTATCTATGGACTTTCTTTTATCATATTATAAATATACCTCAGTTTTTTAGAGCTGCTTCTGAAAATAATGAAAAAAAATGGGAACCAACTAACAAAATATCATTCTTAAGAATTATTCCATTAATATTGTTAGGATTTAATTGTTTGGGAGCAATAATTTCTTCTTGTATTTGTCCATTCTTATTCACATTATATGCTTTTATTACACCATTAGCAGTATATGGCAAAGTTAATGACAAAAAATACAATGTCTTGAATCTAATATTAGATTCATTTAATTACAAATCCAAGTTTTTCCTTGATTTAGCAACGATAGGTCTAATAACTAATGTATTTCAATATTTTAGTACTAATATTGCGTTAGCAGTTATTCCAGCTTTAATAGTTTTATATATAATGGGCGAATATAGAATTAATTTACCAGAAGAAGGTTTAAATGATTTTTCAAAGGCAACTGGAGTTAAATTAGCAAAAGTATCATTTGAAAAAGGAGATGTTAATTTTAATGCTGTTTCATATAATGTATGTGCTATTCCTGAAGAATCGGAAGGAGGACAAAGTGGAGGACAAAGTGGAGGAAAAAGTGGAGGAAAAAAAGGTAAAACCAATAAAAAATATAATATAAGATTGGTATAAATATTACAATGAACTAACAAAAATAGATAAAAAACTAACTTAAAAATAAGACATTATCATATATAAAATGACTAGCATGTATCGTAGATATGATATGATTGGTGCGATTAATTTATGGTGTAGTAAGAATAAGTTATCTTATTTTACATACATAGAAAAAAAAACTAAAGCAGAACTAGAAGCAATCATCCTAAAATACGATATAAATGTAGAGGAATTAAGAGCTGAAGAAGCCAAAGAGCGCCAGGAAGCGGCAAATATCATACCAAAAATGCAAGCAACAATTAAAAAAAATATAGACTTTTTACTAGATAAAATACATATATTGGAATCACTTTTAAATGATAAACAAAAAGAAAAATACGAAGAATATTGTAATTCACAACATTCCAACTTATAATATAAAATTGGTAAAATAAACAATTTAAATATAATTTGAAAAGTTATTTTATAACTTGTAAAAATGGGTA